TGTTCTCCAAATGCACCACTTCCACTTGCAGTTCCATTACACCCATCAATGTTGCCGTATCTATCGGCACACATATAAACCTCAAAAAGAGATCTCTCTTGGTTGAGATAGTCTTGATTATTCTTATTCCACTGAGCCATTATTCACCCCAATTCAATCTTTCTGGACGATACCTTTGTGTACTCTTGATATTTACTGGACTTTGAGATGCTGGATAGATGTTATGGACAACAGCACCAGGATATTCTCCTTGAAGATTTTCTGCCAACTCATTCTTAGAGGGCATAGAACCTTCAATCTCCATTCTATATATTTTTCCTTCCCAGACGACATCAGCGAAATAAGATTCGCTTGCTTGCTCTGGTGAAGACCCTCCTACATTGAGGGTGCCATTGAAATCACCATTGATAGTGATACTTTCGGTTAAAAACTGTTGGAAACTTTTCATTTGCCTCACCACTTAACTTTATTTGCCCAATATGCTGCAGACATTTTGCCTTTAGCAATATTCTTTGCGTGTCTTGTTTGGAATCTATGACGACGAGATGCATATTCTTTTGATTCTCCTTTTTTCTTTGGAGAACCCTTTACGCCTCTTTGTCCAAAACGAATAATCTTTTCTTTCCCACCTTCACACGCTTTAACAACGTGCGACTTTCCAGTAAGTGAATCACCAACTGCTTGTGCCTTTGGTTTGTTGCACTTCATTTTGGACTTATCAATCTTTGCCTCAGCAAGTTCTTCTCTCCAGTTAGAGAAACTTTCTTTCTTTACACAGTTGTTATAAGTCTTACCAAACATCTTTTTGGTACCCTTTTTCTCATAACCTTTCCAACAATTCTTTGATTCTGTGGTAAATTTTGGCATTTCTTTTTTAAATGCCTGCTCTCCATATTTTTCACCGGCAGATCTCACTCTCTGTCTTGTTGTTAGTGGTTTTGGTTTTGGTTGTGTCATATCTGGTGTGATATTCATTCCAACACTTGGTTTTTGTCCACGAGGAGTATCCGCTTCAGAAACAACCTTATTGACAAGAGGCTCTGCCTTAATCAAATCAATCGTTTCAATTTCAAGTGCTTTGAAGTCTTCTCTCCAGTTTGAATACTGGAAGCTCTCACTCTTAGTACCCCAGTTAGCAGCACCAACTTTACGGCACTTGACTAATGCACCAGAAGCATAAGCACTTGGCCAAACAGAATAACGTGACTTGACCTTATGGTAGCAAGCATCTTTCTTCCCACTACCTTTACCCTTCACATCTCTCGCTTCCTGCATTTCAAAACTCTCTTCTGAGTAATCACCAGACTTGTGCTTCTTATAATCTTTCTTATCAGTGAAAGTTCTTACCATTGTTGGTGCAGCACCTCCAGACTTTTGTTGTTGTCCAGGATCCTTTCTACTCTTGCGTGCATCAGCACTTCTAATCTTTTTCCTTCCTTCCTTAGTCTTCTTCAGACCAGCAAGTCTTCTGGATGAATAGCACTTAGGAGTTTTGGTTTCTCCTTCTTCATTAGCACATGGAGACCCGTCAGACTGCACCCAACCCTTCTTACCATCCTTTGACTTTGACTTGCCAAACCAGTTATGGAGAGTGCCACCTTTCTTTTTCTTCTCTTCTAAAAACTCACCTTCTGGTTCATGTGAGCTGGCAAGAGGCAACTTCTCTCCTGGTCTATCAATTACTTCTTCAGGTTTTCCCTTATACTTTGGATTATTTTTCAATATATCTCTAAGAGTACCTGATGCTGTTCCACCTGGTTTTGATGGAATGCCAATATTTTGCTCGGAGACATCACCAGATTCTTCGTGCTCACTATCCTTCATAAGGTCACCATTAGGCATTACGTGGTGACCTTTAGGGACTTTCTTACACTTTTCATCAGTTTTGCACCAATACTCACCATCACCACACTTCTTCTTCTCCTCTCCCATATAAGAAGCGGCAGCATCAGTATTATGCTCAGTGTCAGTCAACTTTGCCTGCACCCAAGCAGGTAAGTTGTCAGCATCAGTTTTCTTGGCAAGTACTCTTGCTACCTTCTGAAGGTTATCAATAGATTTTTTGACCTGTGTCTTTGCCATCGACACTTCATGGTCTTGCTTTTCTTTTGCTTCGTTCATTTTCTTTTTACGACCCTGACAATGAGCACGCTGAGAAAACCCTTTCGGGTTGTCGCAATCAATCGACTTCTTATACTTCTCAGACCAACCCATATCAGGTTACAAACTATTCCTTATTATTTAGAAAACCTTGCTTGAGTAGTTTCTGAAGTTCTGATGTTGACCCAACAAATACTGCATTGTTTGTAACAGTATTAGGTCCTTTAGAAGACACATCTTCTTCAACATCCTTTAGTTTCTTCTGCAAGTCAATTAACTTATCTGTTGTGTCAGCAACACTCTTAATCAATTGACCTGCAACTTCATATGCTCTGGGACTTCCTCCTTCACCAGCAAGTTCCATAATGCCATTGATTGCCTCTTGCCCCTTTTCAATCAATGAATATAAGTTTGCTCTTGTATACTCATAGTCCTTTGAGATGTCAGTCTTTTGCTCAGGTTTTACAATACTCTTTGGAGTATTATCAACCTCAACAATGCTACTCTCTACATTTAGAGCATCATCAATAGCATCAAATTCTGGCATAAGTATTAAATATCAGATTGGTTTGTAGGACTGTAAGACTTAGAATCTCCAAGATATTCCCAAGTTTCACTAAATCCAAAGTCATCTCCAGGATCTGCATCAATAGGATCTGGGACAACTGTGTATCTCATTTCTCTCTTAGCAGTTGTCCTATCAGTATCTGCATAGTTATCAACAATAACCTTGCGGATGAGACCTTCTGGATTATCTGCAATAGGACCGAAGAGATAAGTTTTTGCTGTAAACTGTAATCTATATATCAGTGCTCTTCTTGTGGAAAAATCACCCTCATAATCGTCTTGGAATGAGACACTATTTAAGACAATTGGGATATCTCTCTTTTCTCCAATGGACTCAACTAGGTCAACTGTCAAATTAAATGCTGGTTGAAAGTTTGGAAGAATCTGCTCAACAATCTGTAAAGCATCATCATTTAACTTACAGAGAATAGATAATTCAAATCCAATATTATATGGCACAGGCATAAACACCTTTTTCATCGTGTTACCATCAACTGCTCTGAAAGTCTGAGTAACTCCAGTCTTTCTTGATGCATCATAATCAATGGATGTCATTTCAAATGACATTCTAGGTAATGTAATTTGCACAGGTTTGTTTAAGTCTGCCTGTTGCTCAAGTTTTGCTAAAAACTTTTGAGTAGGTCCATATGCCAATGGAACTCTCATATCACTAATGACTTTAGTCTCATCTTTATGCTTGATATGAATATCATTAAAAAGAGTACCAAAGGCAATGATGGTCTTTCTAATGATTTCGTGATAGTGATAAGTTCCTAACATTAATAGTTACCAAAAGGATTTGATTCTGTGAAGTCAAGTATACTGTCTGCTTGTACTTCAAATTCATCGTTTTGACTGTATTTATCAGCAGTTGTATTTGCTGCTGATACATTAACCTCATATTCTGCGCCAGACTTAGATCCAGTAATTAATTCTCCTGGATAGAAAGTACCAGAAGTGATTCCAACCTGAAGAGTATTTGTGCTCTTAGTCCATCTCTTAACTCTTGCAGTTGCTCCAGACCTAGACCCAGTAACAACTTCATTGCGCCAGAATGTGCCAATTCCAGTTGTTGCTGCAGCACCAATGGTTACTGTTGGAGTAGTTGTGTATCCTTCACCAGGATTAATTATATAGACATTGGATATAGTGCCAGCAGCACTGACGACGGCTCTTCCAATTGCTGTTGTTCCGCTACCCGGACCAGCAATAGTAACTGAAGGAGTTGTTGAATAACCAGCTCCCCCACCAGATACAACAATAGAAATAACACCTTTAGATGCAGTATTAATACCACAAGTAGCGGCAGCACCAGTTCCTCCACCACCACTAATTGTTATAGTAGGTGCTATAGTGTAACCTACACCAGCGTTTGTTATGAGAATTTCTTTAATTGAAGTTATATTATTTCGTGTAGTCGTTATAGCAACAGCAGTAGCATTGGTGCCGCCAGATGGTGCAGTTGAAATTGCTACGGTTGGAGTGCTTGTATATCCAGACCCGTCATTGTTTAAAGTTATCTCTTTAATGTATCCAGTATCAATTGATGCAGAAGCACTTGCTGTAGTGCCACTG